GATGAGCTACGCGCAGCAAGGCGTGATTGTAGAGTTTCCAAAAGAGGCGACTGCAGCATGAATACACCCACCATCAAAACCAAAAACCGCGAAAAACAGGCCGAAATTGCACGTAAAACGGCTGAATATCTGGCAAAAGGCGGCAAGGTCAGCGAAGAGGAGATACGGCGGGGCAAGCATGTTGATTTGAGCTTTCGGTATTACGCGGGTACGGGGAGGGATGAGGAATGAGCCGAACCAGCCACCACCGCGATCAGAAAAATCAGCACCGAGGCCAAGACCTGTGGAGCCGCAGACCTTGCGCCGGAGCCTGCTATACGGCTTACAACAAGTGGCTGACGCGCAGAAAAGAGCGAGCGGCAAAGGAAGAGCACATACGCGAAGCCTGGAGGGAGTCGGAATGAAAGGATCTACACCAACCAAGGCAGAAAAAGCATTCCACGACGAGATTGCATCGCTGGGCTGTATTGCCTGCTTCATCGACGGGCGATTCATGGAGCAGGTCAGCATTCACCACATTGAAGGAAGAACTCGCCCAGGCGCTCACATGAAAGTGCTGCCGTTGTGCGCAGGCCACCACCAAGACGGCACCGGAGTGCCGGGACTCATAGCCGTGCATCCGTGGAAGGCGCGATTCGAAAAGCAGTACGGCAAGCAAATGGAAATCCTCAAGTTGTGCAACGAGATGCTAGAGCGGAGGGCCGCATGAACTATTGGGCCGTAACGCCGATGGCAAAGCCTCGAATGACTCGATCCGACAAATGGAATAAGCGCGACTGTGTGCTGCGGTATCGCGCCTACAAAGACGAATTGCGCCTACGACAGATCGAGGTGCCAGACGGGGGCGTGAGAATCACGTTTGTTCTGCCCATGCCGGCGAGCTGGAGCAAGAAAAAGCGGGCTGAAATGATTAATCAGCCACACCAGCAAACGCCAGACGTGGACAACCTGCACAAGGGGCTTCTTGATGCCCTTTTTGTTGATGACTGCAAGGTTTGGGATCACTGGATTACCAAGATCTGGGGCGAGTCAGGCGCGATACAGATTGAAACATTTGAAGAAATCAACGAGCGGGAACTTCAACGGCAGAGGGAAGCGGCATGAATCAGGATCTTTACTGGCTGGCGATAAACGAGCCGCAGTGGGCAATGGATGACGACAATTACAAAATCACCAAGCACAACGGCAAAGCGTCATATGTGCATTATGTAAACCTGGACCACAAAGAACTGCGCGCCGGCCGGCAGTCATTTAGCAGATCCCAATGGCAAGCCGCCCGCGATGAACTCCTGGCGCCTATGATTGGTGTGGTGGAGAGATTTCTGGGCAGCCCGTTCTCGACGCCGGAGGAAGATGAAGCATTCGACGCCATTGCTAAGAAGCAAAACGGCAACGATGGAAGCCATCACCCTGAAAAATCCATAGCCGAGCGCTATCCGCACTATTACAAAAGTGTGCGTCACCTTGAGCACGTGGACGTTTACCGCGTTCACCAGATATTCGGAATTGACGACTGCAGCGGATGCGTTCAACACGCAAGCAAGAAGTTGCTTTTAAGCGGAGCGAGAACAGGCGGTAAGCCGAAGCGTAAAGATATTGAGGAAGCGCGGGATACGTTGACGCGGTGGCTTGAGATTCAAGAGTGATCCAGCTCACGGCCTTGGTAGACGGCAAACGCTCAGTAATGCTCACACCGTTAAGCATCGAAGCAGCCGCCAAGAGCTGCAAGGACAGATTCGGCAAGAGTCGCTTTCAGGGCTTTGCGCCGATACCGATTGAGACGGTTGCGCGGAGCAAATGGGCAGAATTTAAAGCGGGTGATGCGAGTCGGGCAGAACTGGATTTGTGGCTGAAAGATCAGGATGAAGAAGCGGAAATCAGGGCGATATTTAACAGGCTGCGGGGATGATGTATGGCGATGGTGAAGCGCACAACGGAAAGTCGAACAGCGAGACAGCAGGCGGAAAAAGCTGTAGATCGTTTTATCACCGTGGCTCTTGCTTGCGAGCAGGACTTGGCATGGAAAGGTATCGGTGTCAGCGGAAAGATAGCGGATTTTGAGGGAGAGATTCCCAGGTCGTCGGGCTTTTATGGCGTTGATAAAATGCCGGGTATTTGCGACCGAATGCAGGTTTGGCCGCACGAGTTCAGGCAGGCGCACGAAATGATAATGGGACTGAAGGTTGCGCAGCGTCAGGCTCTGATATTGGATAGGGCTTACCGTGGTCGCACAAAGCTAAAGGCCGTTGACCCGTTCAAGCAAGACAAGCCGGTGTATATCGTTTGGAGCGATGAAGAATGCGCCAGAGAAGCGGAGTGTAGTGTAGCGGCGTTTGTTCAGCGTGTGAGTGACGCTTACGCGAGAGTCGAGAGAATAATGGTAACGGCAAGGAAAAAGGCAGCGTAAGACTGTTAATTTATCCAGCCTGTACATATTGACAGCTTTCTGATTGTGGAGTACTGTTTGTGCAATTCGTAACAGTTACCACCAAAGCCCGCAGGCAAAAATCTCGCGGGTTTTTTATTGCGCGATTACAACGTACAGGCGCGACTCATATCCTGTTCGGTGAGCCTGGCGAACTCTTCAAAGTCAGCAGCCTTCTATCACAGGTAACACGGCCCCGATCCTGCCTAACGGCTTGCTGAGGGGTTTTTATTACGGCAGTGGACGCACTGCAAGTCCTCCCTGACCGCTTGCTTCGGCTACGTCAGGATGGGCGCCCTTATTCCCAGCGGTCTGCTACCCCGCACCTTTGCCACTGACACTTATGGACTGGGAGTTTCCCGGGCGCGTGAAAGTGGTCTTTTTATTCAATTTTGCCCGCCAAGCCTATGTCAACCCCGACCAAACGGGCTCACTGGTACGCCATAACCTGGCGGACAACCCTAATCATCTGGAGGTCAGTATGTTCGGATTAAGCCAAAGATCATTGCACCGGCTGTCCGGCGTGCATCCTGACCTGATTGCCGTTGTTGCCCGAGCCATCAAAATCACCACTGTAGACTTTGCCGTGCTGGAAGGTTTGCGCAGCGAGAGCCGGCAGAAAGAGCTGTTCAAGGCCGGGGCATCCCAGACCATGAACTCACGCCACTTGACCGGCCATGCCGTTGACCTTGGCGCGTGGGTAGATGGCACGATTCGCTGGGATTGGCCTCTGTACCACAAAATTGCTCACGCCATGAAACAGGCGTCTGACGAGCTGGAGATACCGATTGAGTGGGGTGGTGACTGGCAGAGCCTGGAAGACGGGCCTCATTACCAGCTTCCATGGTCTACGCACCGGAAGCTAGCCAAGAGTGAAGCATGACAGACCCAAACCGCGACGATCAAAGCCGTTCAGAGCCGTGGCACATAAGCCGCGCTGTCAGCCTCACTCACATTCTTTCGACCGTCACCATTATCGGTGCGCTGTTCATTTACTTCTCTGACGTGAACGGGCGAGTAAATAGCAACGCGCTGAACATCCAGCATCTGCAAACTACGCGAGCCGACGATCAAGTGCGCACAGACAAAAAATTTGACGAGATCCGGGGTTACATGCTGCGGATAGAGAGCAAGTTGGATCGAGTCATTGAAAGTGACCGTTGACCATCCGAATCCGAACCAATGGTGGTTCCATCGAAGAATGATGGCCTACGCCAGTTTGCTCGGCCTTTACGCCATCCTTGCCCAGATCCAAATCGGCAGCATCAGCGCCGACATCGTGCCGCTGGCTCAAACGCTGGCCTGGGTGTTCTCTGCGAATCTGCTTTGTTACTACGGCGGCAATGCAGTGGAGGCGGTGCGCAAATGATCCCTTACGCCAAGCCCGCAATCGCCCTTGTCGCAGTCGCCGGATTAACCGCAGGCGGTTGGCTGGCCCGAGGCTGGTTTGAAGACAGCAAAGAACTCATCGCAATCACTGCACAGCAAGCCCTAGCCGACGAAATCAGAGCGGGCCAGGCCGAAGTGTCACAGCTGGTTGAAAAGCGGCTGGGCGAGCTTAGAGCGAACGAGCGCGTGATAGACAGGGGAGTGATTCGTGAAATCCAGAAGCCGATTTATCAGCGCGTGTGTCTTGCTCCTGACGCTATCAGCTTGCTCAACGATGCCGCCAGTGGTGTTACCCGCGAATATAACGATCAAATGCCCGCAGACCCTGCCGCCATTGACTGACGGCACAGGTAAAGACGTTGTGCTGACCATGCGCGAATGGGCGTCCCAATATCACGATTGTTCGACTCGGCATAACGGCCTGGTTGACGCCCTTGGAGTTCAATAATGCCCGTTGCCTATTTTTCTGTGCAAGACACAGTTTCAGACCCCGATTGAACGCGCATTTCACCAACAACGCCTGCACTGGAGTCGCTGAGCGTTTCCGGCTGGTTCTGGCAATGGAACACGCCGCCCAGGCCATGCCGTGAGGCACCGCCAACCACCGCTGGCACGTCGTGAGACGCCCGGCACTTATTCAAAGGAGGCGCCGCCCAAGGGCCGCGTATCTGATCTATGGCTACAAAGACTGATTGGGAGAGCGTAGAAGCCTCCTATAGAGCTGGCATTCTCGTATTGCGTGCGATTGCTGAAAAGCACGGCACTAAGGAGTCAACAATACGCAGCAGGGCCGCAGCGAAAGGCTGGCAGCGCGACCTGTCGAGCCATGTTAAAAATACCGCCAAGGCTAAGCTATCTCGCGCAACATCGCGCAACAATCTCGCGCAAGACGTTACGGAAAGCGATAACGAGATCATCGAGCAAGCAGCGGACGAAATCACGCAGGTTGTTATTGGCCACCGCAAGCAGATTGTGGAGTGGCGAGGTATCGCCGCTAAGCTGGCTGCCACGTTGTCAGCGATGCCTGTGGACGAGGAAAATCACAACGAGTTCGCCCGTTCGCTCAATTCCGGCGTTGACGCATTCGGCAAGTGTATAAAGCTGGAGCGCCAGGCGTATGGCATGGACGACGACAAGCCAGAGCAGGGCCATGAACGAGTTCTCGCAGACGATGACCTTGACGCCCGTATTGCCGCACTAACAAAGCAGGCAGGGAATGGGCAGTGATAGCGCGGACGCCAAACGGGCTCTTGTAAAGGCGCTAGAGGAAAAGGTCAGGCGCAAGAATCAAACCCTCATTAAGCAGCTTTTTCCAGAGACCGGGCCTTACCGTCGTGAGCTGTATCCGAAGCACATGGAGTTCTTCCGGGCGGGCAGCCTTCACCGGGAACGGCTTTTCATGGCTGCAAACCGGGTCGGCAAGACCGTGGCCGGGGGCGTCGAACTCACCTATCACATGACCGGGGATTACCCGGCTTGGTGGGAAGGCCACCGCTTTGACAGTCCAGTGCAGTGCCTTGCTGCAGGCGACACCAGCACAACCACGCGAGACATTATTCAGAACAAGCTGCTTGGCGGTCTTTGGGGTACCCCGGAGTTCGGTTCCGGCCTACTGCCTGGCGATAAGCTGGGCAAGCCGACCCCAGCACGAGGCGTTGCCAACCTTTACGAAGGCATTACCGTTGAGCACACAAGCGGCGGTACAAGTCGCTTGATGTTACGCAGCTACGAACAGGGCCGGAAAATATTTCAAGGCACGGAGCAGGATTATGTCTGGCTCGATGAAGAGGTGCCCAAAGACGTGTATGACGAGGCGCTGATACGAACCATGACCACGCGGGGCTTAATCACAATGACCTTCACGCCACTGTCCGGCCTAACACCGCTGGTTGTTAATTTTCTGGAAGCCAAACACGAGCAGGTGCCTTTATGAACACATTCCAGCGACCAGAGACAAAAGTGAATGCGCCGGTAGCCACCTGCAATCCGGCAGTTCGTGACCGCCTCGTGTCTGCCATTCAGGAGCGCAAGATCAAGCACGGAACGCTCACGCTCAACATTGCCCGGCAACTGTACCCAAAAGCCAAAACCGGCGATGAAATGGATGTGGCGGGCGCTAAATTCTTGGTGGTCGATTGAGCCGATACGTTGTACAGGCAGGCTGGAGTCATGTTCCGCACATAAAACAGCAAGATATAGACGATATGGCCAAAAGCATCAGCCCACATCAGCTCGACGCCCGGATGAACGGCAATCCCAGCCTTGGCGCTGGCGCAATCTATCCGGTCCCCGAGGAAGACTTTGTTATTGACCCTTTCCAGATACCCGCATGGTTCCCGCGCCTGTACGGGCTGGACGTAGGCTGGAAGAAGACGGCTGCCATCTGGCTGGCTCACGACCGCGACACCGATATTGTGTACGCCTACTCCGAACACTACCGGGGCCAGGCCGAGGCGCCGGTACATGCCAAAGGCATTCGACTACGCGGCGACTGGATACCAGGGGTGATTGATACCGCGGCTCGCGGACGCTCACAGGTAGACGGTAAGACGCTGTGGAAGCTGTACGAAGACGAGGGCCTAATACTTCACAAGGCCAACAAGGCTGTGGAAGCGGGACTTATGGAGGTGCTAGACCGCCTTTCTACGGGCCGGCTAAAGATATTCAGCACACTGCAGCACACCCTGGGTGAGCTTCGGCTGTATCGACGTGATGAAAAGGGCCGGATTGTGAAAGAGAACGACCACTGCCTGCACCCTGACACGCTGGTGATAACCTCGGAAGGAAAGCAAAGGATCAGGGATATGGTCGGCACAAAAGGTAAGGTTTTAACGATTGGCGGCAAGTGGACCGAATACAACAACTGCCGCTTGACGGCTACTGACCAAGAGACGGTAACAGTAATCTTTGAGGACGGGGCCAAAGTGACCTGCACTCCAGACCACCTGTTTTTAACAGCCGACGGATGGGTTGAGGCAAGGGATTTATCGGGTAAGTTTTGCTATAATGCAGTATCGCAAAGCATCGAAGGTAAATCACAATGCAAGTCAACGTCTTATCAGGAACCGCTCAAGAATTTGAAGGGACTCGCTACTACCTATGCGGTAAGTATTACCAGCGCGATGGCGTCCGCCTTCACCGGACTGTTTGGCGGGCCGCTAACGGGCAAGAAATACCGAACGGCTGGCACGTTCACCATATCGACCATGATCGAGGTAATAACCAGCCAGATAACCTTGAGCTTGTTGAGGCCGGGAAGCACCTTAGCCATCACCACAAGGGCCATGGACGGGGGTTTTCAGATAAGGCCGTCGAAGGGGCAAAAGCATGGCATAGGAGTGAAGCCGGCTGGCGCTGGCACAAACAGCACTATGAAAACAACAAGCACAAGTTGTATCAGATTGCTAATTACGTTTGTGAACAGTGTGGCTCACCTTTTCAGTCAAATAAAAAGTTCACTAACAGGTTTTGCGCTAACAAGTGCAAATCTGCGTGGCGCCGGGCATCAGGCGCTGACAACGAGGCAAGGAGTTGCAGCATTTGTCAGGCCCAATTTGAAGCTGACCGGTACTCGAAAACAAAAACATGCTCAAGGCCGTGTACTAACGAAAGTTTGTCGCGTTCAAAGCGCAAGCAAGAGTGATGTGTATTGCCTGACGGTACCTGAAACCGAGGCGTTCGCTGTAGAGAGCGGGGTGGTGGTTCATAACTGCATGGATGCGTTGCGCTACGGAATTTTGAAGATAAACACCGCCATTACCCGTCCCGCTCAACAGTCCACCAACAGCTACCTACCCGGCGACCCGACCGCAGGATACTGACTATGCAAGACGACCAGGCGACACCGGACGATTCGGACGAAGAGCAGATTCGGCAAGAAGAAAACCTGAATATGTTGAGCTCTAAGCTCAACCGCTTGGCCCAAGAGCAAGTGGCCGCACGGCGGATGATCGAAACCCGTTGGCTTGCGGATCTGCGCCAATATCACGGCGAGTACACGCCGGACGAAACCAAGCGGATGAGTGACAACAACAGCTCCCAGGTGTTCGTCAACATCACGCGCAACAAGACTCGCGCCGGCATTGCTCGCATGAGCGATATGCTGCTACCAAACGACGACACCAACTTTGGCGTAAAAAGCACACCCGTTCCAGCGATGAGTGCGACCAACGGCGCACCGATGCAAGCCGATATGCAGCAGCAGGGCCAAGGCATGGTGGACGGTATGCCCGAGTCGCACCAGTCAATGGACCCTGAAACCCATGCCAAGGCCATGCAGGCCATGGAGCAAGGGGCGCCCGGTGAAAATCCCGGCAGTCAGTCGCCGCAAGCCAAAACGAATGAAGCAAAAAAGCAGGCTGATGAAGCTGCTCGACAGATGCAGCAGCAGATCGAGGACGACTTTGCAGAGGCCAATTACAACGCTCACGCCCGAGACGTTATCGAAGACGCCTGCAAGCTGGGCACCGGTGTCCTAAAGGGCCCGAAAGTGGTCAACCGTACCCGTCGCGCATGGATCACTGACCCGCAGACAGGCAAGAGTGAGATTGAGGTGCAGGACGAGTTGCGCGCTGGGCTTGAGCGAGTAGACCCTTGGGATGCGTTCCCCGATATGTCCGCTGCCAGTGCCGAAGAGGCCGAGTTCTGGTTTGAGCGCAAGCTGCTCAACCGCAAGCAGCTGCGAGAACTAGCCGACTTGCCGGGCGTTATTGAAGGCCAGCTACGCCGAGCCCTCGAAAGCGATGGCAGTCACTACATCTCAAACGACCGTCGCCAGGAGCTGCGCGCCATTACCGGTGTGGATACAGTCACCAACAGCAAGAAGTACGAGCTGTGGGAATACTGGGGACCGCTGGACAAGGATGAATTGAAGGCGTGCGGTTGCGAAGACATTGACGATGACGTGCTGGTTGAATACACCGGATGCGTGCTAATGGTCGGCGGTCACGTCATTAAGGCCGCTATCAACCCGCTGGAATCCGGCGACCTGCCTTACAGCGTGTTCAACTGGGAGCAAGACGACAGCAGTATATTCGGCTTTGGTATCCCGTACCTGATGCGCCAGCCGCAAAAAGTGGTTAACGCCTCGTGGCGCATGATGATGGACAACGCCGTGGTGTCAGCAGGCCCGCAGATCGTCATGAAAAAGCGCGGCGTTGTGCCCCAAGACGGCAACTGGGCGATCCGGCCTAACAAAGTGTGGCTCGATACCGGGGACGAGCCTGTGGGCAGCGTCTTTCAGGTCTACCAGATAGAAAACAACCAAGGCGGCCTGTTCGCGATCTTTGAAGCCGCCCAAAAACTGGCCGACACGGAAACCAACCTGCCAATATTGCTGCAGGGCGAGGGTATGAGTGCCGGTGCCGGCGGCAAGACGTTTGGCGGCATGCAAATGCTGATGAACAACTCCAACATTGTGCTGCGGTCCGCGGTCAAGAATTTCGACGATGGTGTTACAGCGCCTACCGTTCGCCGCTTTTACGATTACCACATGATGTACACCGACCGACCCGAGATAAAGGGCGATTTTGACATCGTTGCCCGCGGCACGTCCGTTCTGATTGCCCGCGAAGAGCAGCAGGAAAAGCTGATGATGCTGTCCCAGGTCGCGGCACAGAACCCCATCTTCGCCAAGCTGACCAACTGGGCCGGACTTTATCGCGAGATCTTACGAGCGATGCAAGTGCAGGTCGATACGGTCACGTACACGGATGAAGAAATCAAGACGCGGGAAGCCGAGGAAGGCGAAGGGCCAAGCGTTGAAGAAAAAATGGCCATGTTTGAGATGAAGCTCAAGCAAGAAGAGCACGAGTTCGCCGGTAAGCGACTGGAAGCAGAGCTGGATCACAAAGAATGGGAGCGGGAATACAAGGCTGCCCAGCTACAGAGTGAACAGGAGCACCAGCGCGCAGGGCTCGCCTTGAAAGAAGGTATCACCATGGCAGAGCTTGAGGCCAAAGTAGGCCTTGAAAGCCAGAGCCTGGAGGTGCAGATGCGACAAACCGCCGCCAAAATCCAAGCGGACCGAGATCAGAAGGCGGCCGAACTCAGTGAGCGCCAGAACGACCGCCTGGCCCGACAGGAAAACATGTCCAATGGCTACGATTCGTATGGCTGACCCTATGTCGATTGACCGTCACACCGACACCTGGCGAGACATTGAGCAGTGGCTCCAGGAGCGTCGAGAAAACAGCGTCCTTTCCCTGATTAATGGATCAGCCAAAGACGACAAATTGCGCGGCGAGATCCGCTTGATTGACGATTTACTGGCACACGCCAGCGAAGAACTGGAGCCGGGCAACCAGCCGAATCCAAGTTACTAACCCCAGCCGTTCGGGAGAACCGCTATGACAGACCAGCCGCTGAACAAGCCGCAGGATGATGATTCCATCGCCGGCGACGATCAGGATTTTGAAACCGCCTTTGAGGAATATTCAAAATCATCGACACCCGCCGATGATCGCGACGAGTACGACCGCAACGCGGAACCGGACGACGACGCGGCACCAGACGATCAACATGGCGATCTGTCCGAAAGACTCAAAGCCCTTGAAACCGAAAACGAGCGACTACGGCACTCTGACGCATCCCAGCGCGGCCGCCTTGGCGCGTATCAGCGGCAGATCAACGAACACCAGCGCAAAGCGCTAGAACCACAGGCTGCAAAACCCGCAGCGCAAGAAAAACCCGCAGCACAGGAGGGTAAAGCCCAAGGCGACGGCGATCAGCGCCAGGATATGGCCGATTCAGTCGGAGCCGATGATTGGAAAGAGTTTAAAGAAGATTTCCCGGATATGGCCCGCGCTTTCGAATCTCGTCTCAAGGCAGACCAGCAGACGCAAGCGCAATTAAAGCAGGACATCGCAGAACTGCGATCCACTGTGCAGCCCATGCAAGAGCAGGCCCATCAGCAACAACTTCAGTCCGAGTATGCCCGCTTAGAAGGCCGGCATGCCGATTGGCGAGAAGTGGTCAATGCGCCCGAATTTGATTCATGGCTAAACACTCAGAACTCCAGCATTCAAGCCCTCAAAGAGTCCGACAGCGCCGACGATGCGTCCGCACTACTGGATTTTTACAAGGCAACGAACGCCGCGAGTGACGAAAACAGCCGTGCCCAAAAGCACGACAAGCGAAAAGCCCGACTGGCGAACGCCCAAACCGTCAGCCGCCGTGGAGCGGCGTCGCGCAGCGGAGCGCCAGAAGAGTTTGACGCGGCCTTTGAACACTACGCCGCGAAAAAGAAAGCGCGGTAACTCAAAAATTTGATTGGAGTTAAGACACAATGCCTATCACCACCTACGGCGATATTTCCCAGCGTACTGCAGCATACGCAGCGGCTGAAATGCTCTCTCACGCAGAGCCAATTCTTATTCTGTCAAAATTCGGACAGTCCAAGCCTCTGCCCAAAAACAAGGCGGATACGGTTAAGTTTCGCCGGCCCGT